CCCCATGTACCAGCGTTTTCACCGGTTGCTTGAAGTTCTATACCCAAAGGGCTAAATGTTGATGCCATATTTTATCTCCTATGCAGCGTCAGTATAACTTGTATTTGATCCAGTTGCAACATCTGTATACGAAGAATTTGAACCTGTGTCAACGCTAGAATAAGCTTGAATTCCAAACCCTGTAGCAGTTCCAAATTCAGCAACAGAAGCCGTAGCTGACTGACCAGTTAATCCCATAACATCAGCAGGTGATAATGAACCAACACTTGATGTTGCAGAGACTCCCGTTACTCCCATAACATCAGCAGGTGATAAACTACCTACTGAGGATGTCATTGATAAACCTGTTATTATAACAGTTGGATTTGATGTAATACTAATATCACCAACATCTGATGTTGCCGATACTCCTGTAACTCCCATTACATCTGCAGGTGTTATTGATCCAACAGAAGAGGTCATACTTTGACCTGTTAATCCTACTACATCTGCAGCAGTTAGTGATCCAACTGATATTGTTGCAGAGACTCCTGTTAACGCAACAGTAACATTACCAATAATTGTTGGAGTTCCTAGACTTACTGTTGCAGAAACTCCGGTAACTCCCATTACATCAGCAGGAGTTATTGAACCAACACTCGCTGTTGCTGATTGACCATCAAGTAGTATTGTTCCTTGAATACCCCAAGCATTATCATTCCAAGCTTGTCTACCCCAACCTGAATTTATTTCTGCTGATACAGTTACAGAACCAACTGCTGTTGTTGCACTAACACCTGAAAGTTCTACAGTAAAAGAACTTTCTCCCCAGTTTTCATCACCCCAACTATCAGAACCCCAACCTTGTTCAGGAAAAGATTTTACTGTTCCGACCGATGTTGTTGCAGATACACCTGTTAATACAACGGTTGCTTGATTAGATTGCCATGAGTTTTGATTCCATGCTACTCGGGGATCATCTCCGCCCCAGATTGATGTTTCTGACATAAGGAATCCCTCCTTATGCTATCCTGATAATAGCGTTAGTTGCGTCCGCTGTTGGAAATTGTATTGTGAAAGTTCCACTTGTTACAGTTTTATCAGAACCAAATGCGATTACCGCGCATGCAGGATTACCTGATGCAGAACTGTTGTATATTAAAGCACCATTTGCTGTAAAAGAAGCGGATGTAAAACTTACATCTGAAAAATCACAAACTGCAGTTGTACTATCAGTTGTAGGTGTAACACTTGTTAAAGTTGCTCCACCGGAAGTATAAGCAGTACCAGATGAATTAGTTATTTCATTAGAAGATGAAAAAGCTGTTGTGCTAGCACCCAAAGTTGCTGAACTTGTATATAAAGCTATTTTAAAAGTGTTACCAGTTGTGGCTGTAAAATTATGAACTCCTTTTAAAAGTTCAACTTTAAAACTTGTGCATACTGCCGATGTTATTGCCATATTTTATCTCCTATGGGTTTGCCGAGGTAACTGGAATACGAATAGCGCCATCAGTGTAGTCATCTCTTCGTCTTCTACCAACTTGCTCGTTAGCAAACTTCTGTACCTCTTGTTTATATTTATTTTCATACAAAGTCAACATATCTATCGGGCCTTTTAAAAATCCATATGCCTCTGATAGACAGCAATATAACAGTCCATTTGGAAAGTTAAGACTAATGTAATTAGTTCCATCTTCTCCCTCTAATAATGCAGGCATCGCATTAAAATGCACTCTAAATTTGTATGTTGTGTCAGGAACCGGAGCAAACATCATTCTACCAGATGTAGTGTCAGACTCTCCTGTAGCACCACCAAACATAGCATAATATTTAGGTTGGCCTCTTTTGGCTGATTCTGTTGAAGATATATATTCTTGAAGATATGATACGTCTTTTTTTTCTAAAAATACATTTGCTCCTGTCGTAGCAGATGTTGAGTCATATACTTGTATTGCTCTTATAAATACACACCCTGCAGGGGCATTAATTGTCTCTTGTCCTGCCACTAGATTACCTATCTGTTGTTTTCTATCCGCATCGATAGGAACATCTCTAAATATTCTGTACTGTGCATTTAAAATTATATTCTCTAAAACAGCGTCTGTTAAGACATTCGAATCAGTTTCAGTATAGCTTCTAATCTGTGTTTTTAATCCTGATGCGCTTAATCCTGCCATTATATCTCTCCTGCTATTTCTCTACAAATAGGACAACTTTTTTTATATCTATTGTGTGTTCCACATTTCACTGCTTTACCATCAACGTCTGTGTATAATGGAACATCTGGTTTTTTTGGATGAAGCATTACTTCATGTGGATCCATGTCTTCTGGACACTCACACTGTTTAATCCCAGCTATTTTACAAAGTAAATTTTTAATCCATTTAATCATGCCGTTACCGTTACAGGTCCTGCTGATGCAGAACCGCCTCCTCCTGTCTCAGTTATACTAGATGTTGTAGCTGTTGCAAAGGTATATTTATCATCATTTACCTTAGTAATTAAATAACCTGCAGCCAGATTTATTGTTGCTGCAGCCACTCCACCAACAACACTTGCATCTCTAAATCTAACTCTATCGTTTGTTGATCTACCGTGATCAGGCTCTTCAACAGTTATTGTTGTAGATCCATTTGTTGTAGTAAATGGATTTAATGGTAATAATTTTGGGACAGCAGTTTCTGTTCTTGCAGGTCTTACATGTCTTAAAGATATAGAATCACCATTCATAGGTTTTGGTTCTAATTGTGGTTGTTTTGGTTCAAACTCAGATACGTGCACAAAGGCACCATTCCATTCTCTGACCATCTCTTTGTACGGAAACTCCATACCAGATCTGTCTGATATTGCTTTTGCATATTTACCTGTTGCATATTTTGCCATTATGTTCCCGGATAATAAGCTTTAGGCGTAATATGTGTACTTGAAGCTGATCCGTCCTCCGCTAGTGCTCTTGCAAACTCATCCTCGTAAGCTAGTTTTGTAGCCTGTATGAGTTGTGGTTGATATTTTTGTGATAAATAATATGCTAGTCCTGATACCATGCAAGGCACAAATCTAAATGGTACGTCGGTTGCATTTGTGTAATCTCCGACATCTTGTATTCTTTTTATAAAAAAGAAATGCATATCTTTAGATGCATTCGTTGAATCTGGTGTAGGGTAAACGTGTATCGTAACCTTATCTATGAATCTCTCCACCCAATATTGATTAGGTGTTCCTTTTGATAATTTGTTTGAAAATCCTGCATATGTAGATCTATCTACTTTTGTCATGGGACTATCTGATTGTGTTGTCTGTGTTCTATTAGATCTTAATTGTGCCTCTAAAACATCTGACACTCCAAACACACTTGCTGGATCTGTGGTTGTTGCTGATGTTCCATCACCACTAGATCTAAAAAAATCATAGTCTGCCTGACCCTCTATGAGATCTAGGTTAGTTGAGCCTATTTCCCAATAATGAATTCCTCTGTTACCCCACTCTTGAAATAAAATGTTAAGAGATCTTCTAGCAGATTTAAGTTGATAACCTGCTACAGAATTTAATCCAATACGTTCGAAAGCATCCTCTATTATTTCTTCAATAGAAAAAGTTTTATCAAATGTTGTTGTGCCCGAGGTAGTGTTAGCCATTTACCCTCCTACGCGTCCAGGTATACTGTCAACCCTGTTATATCACCTTGGTCCATAGGCAGAAAACATCCATCAGTAAATAAAACTCCATCGTCAGGAATATATGGATCTAAATCCCCGGCATCTGCAGTTAAAGGCATAATTGTAGATCCTGTGCTTGAAGATGTTTTAAATAAAAATGTATCTGCGCTTGCAATAACTCCATGCATTCCTCTAACTCTAGTTCTACCGTCTGCAAGGACAGCATGCATTCCGCTTGATGTTACTCCAGCGGAAATATCTGTAGATGAACCATCTCCAGTTATACTAGTAACAGTGCTATAAAATTTAGTTGAAGTCACCGTGGCTCCTCCCTCAGGACCAGTAAGATCCTCAGTTATGCTACTTCCATTGTGATCAGTTCCAACCACAGTATAAGTGACACCTGAATTATCATCACCAGAACCCGATGTTAGAGTAATTTTTTGAACAGTTCTAGAACCTAAATCTGCTTGTGCAAAAGTATCTTTTGCTGATTTTAAAGTTAAAGCCGTAGCAGGATCTCCTTCATCAGATAAAGCAGTTGAACTTGTTGCAGTTCCTCCGGTTGCTAATCTAGCTTTTACGTCTGTTTGCATTTTTTGTTTCTCCTAAAAGTTTGTGTGGGCCGAAGCCCACACTATTACTTATTACAGTTCTGTGTTAGCTGTTCTCTCTTTTCCTGCTGAAATGTAATCTAAAGTCATTACTTTTGCAACAGCTTCGCCGTTTTGAATTCCAAATGAAACAGCCAATTCTTCATCGTCTGGTGCATTTGTTCCTACAGCTGAACCAACTTTCACATTATCTTTGTAGACGTGAAACTTTCTGTCTCTTGGATCATAGTAAAATCCTAAAGTCATGAAAGTATCATCAGCTGCATCACCACAAGAAACAGTTGTCTCTGTGCTGTCTTTTTCGATTACTAATTCAACTGAAGTAGCACCGTCAGCTTTTCTAAAATAAATACCATCAGTTGTACCATCAATGAACGCTGTGTCAGTGATAATTAAACCGATAGCAAAGTCAGATTGAGTTGCGTCACTTACTTTAAATCTAGTTTTAAAGTATAGACCTTTTGCAGCTTCGTATTTGAAAGATTCAATTACGCCGCCCGAACCGCCAGCCCATTGAAACTCATCAGAATCATTGTCTGCCGCATCGTTTGTTACAACTAATAAACCGCCGTCACCATCTCCTAAAGCTTCAGTCGCGTCTCCGCCACCAGCTTCAGTTGTAGTAATAACCCAGTCACTAGCTGTATATTTATCGAAGTCCTCGTGATAAACGTGGTATTTAATTGGATCTGGTTGTTTTAATTTTTCACCAGTTCCTCCTGTCACTACG